ACGATAAAAAAGAGGGCTTAGCACTTGATGTATTGTGCTATGCCGTTTTCATGAAAGATGAGAATGGGAAAAAGTTGCTTGAACTATTCAATGAAAAATTCATTAATCCTTCATTGGTGCGTATTGGTTCAAACAACTATGAACAATCAATCACTTTTTTTGAAGGGTTTAAGCAAGCGTTTAGAACTATTAACGATTGCATTAAATCACATGAGCAACGAATCAAGGCGGATAATAAATAATGGATGAAACAGTAGAACCTCAAGAGCAAGCAGCACCAGAAAGGCCAGAATGGTTGCCTGAAAAATTTAAATCAGGTGAGGACATGGCCACTAGTTATAAGTACCTAGAGAACAAGCTAGGCACTGCCCCCAAGTCTTATGACATTTCTAAAGCAGATGGTTGGGTTAGCGCAGAAGATGACGATTTTAGAGCAATGTTAGATCTCGCTAAAGAGAAAAGTGTACCTCAAGAAGTCATTGATAAGATGCTTGATACCACTAGCCGTTATGCTAAAAATGAAGAAAACGATTTCAATAAAGAGATGGAAACACTCGGTGAAAATGTTGATGAACGACTAGATGTTTTAAAGAATTGGGCTAAGTCTAATTTAACTGAGGATTCTTTTTATGCTCTGACTGGCTCTATTAAAACAGCCGAGGGTATAAAAGCACTTGAGGAACTAAGAGGAATGAGTATGGATAATACAACTGTGATACCAACTGGCAAAGAGAGTTCATCTACTGCTGAATCAATTACTGAGATTACTGCTGACATGAGTAATAACATGGATAAATATAAGTCCGATCCTAAGTTCAGGAATGAGATTAGAGTCAGAATGGAAAAAGCACAGACTTCAGGCTATGTTGACAAAAGTTCTGCATAGACTATTCTATACACAACATGAAGGATAACTTGTTTACTTAGCCCGTTTCGGATAACTAAACACGACGCAAGCCCTTATTAGAGTTGAACAAACTTCAAATAAACTAATAGGGGAATGCAATGTCACAATCATTGACAGCAGTACAACAAATTGAATTTGATGCGATGGTGAAAGCCGAATACGCATCTAAAGGTTTCAGATTACGCGATTCTGTTCGTATGAAGCATGATGTAGTTGGTGCTAGTGTTGACTTCCGTAAGGTCGGTCAAATAGTATCCGTTGAAACTGCTTACCAACAATCTGTAACTCCACAAGATCCTAACTACTCTAAAGCTACAGCTACATTAGCTAAGTATACTACTCCTACAGCAGTAGATTCAGTTCAAGAGTTAACAGTAAACTTTGATAGTAAAATGGAAAATGCAATGCTTGTTGCTGATGCAATGGGTCGTCGTAGTGACCAAATTACAATTGATGCTTTAGTTGCTGACCCTGCTGAGACTATTGTTAATGGCGGCACGAATATGACTTACGCTAAGTATATTCAAGCTATTGAGTTCTTTGAAGACAACGCTGTTCCAATTCCTGAACGTTATATGGCAATGAGCGGTAACAACTTCCGTAAATTACTAGAAGCTCAAGAATTCACATCTACTTTCTACACAGCTAACCGTGTATTAGATAAAGGTATGATTCGTGAGTACTTAGGAATTAACATCGTAGTTATTCCAACAATGCTAGAAGGTGGTTTACCTAAAGCTGGTAACATTCGTACAGCACTTGCTTGGCATAAAATGTCTACAGGTATGGGTATTGGTCATAACTTCAGAACTGAAATTAACTATATCCCTGAGAAAACTTCATGGTTGGTTAATGGCATATTCTCTGCCGGTGCTGTGGTTGTTGATAATTTAGGCGTATTGGCCATTGCTTGCGATGAAAGCGCATAATTTATACTAATATAGTTTTATGCTTGTTTAGATACTGAATGGCGACTTTCATTAATTTGATGTCGTCATTAAAGAAACCGAGTGCAGAATTACAGGAAGCACAAAGGAATTCTCTGGCTTTGCCTGAATCATGGCAATGGTCTAAATACAAAGAGCGATTCTTTTTGGCTTTGCCTTTAAATTCTTGCTGAGGTTTTTTACAAATAGCACATAGGTTTTTTTGCTTTTTAAGCATGGTTTCTTGTTCTTGATGAGTAAGGCCGAATTTTCTTTTGTAAAGTTGTTTTTTACGAAGTGGCCATAGCTTTACATTTTGAGCATTAATCTTTGCTGGACAATAGTTTTTCTTTTTGTTTGCAGATGAGCATTGCCTGCACCTAAACTGATTACGTTGTTCGCTAAGGCATTGTAATCTTGTTAAAAGACCGTGTTTGGAGCAACGTTTAACGGCCCATACAGGAAGAACTTCTATATATTGTTTAACCTTATATTTAGTTCTTTCACGCATGTGTTCTAAGCAAATAACACGCTTTTGATAACGTAGGTTTTCACAGAATGGGGCTTTGCATTGATTTGTCATTTATACTCTCCAGTATACTCATGATAGAACAAAGCCAAGCTAGTGAGTGCCAGCTGTTCGGGTGCTACCCTAGACTTTGTGTATGCTATAGTAACATTAATCTAATAAATTTGGAGATATAGAAATGACTTTTGATAAAGATAACTGGGCTAGACAGTCCGATGCTATGAACACTGGTGGTATTACGGTTGATGCTGTTATTTATAACGCACCTGCTGTATTCACTTATCGTAGTGCTGGTGATAACTCAGCTACTATAGCTGGTGCAGATTACTTTGCTAACGCACGTTATGACTTAGCTGTTGGTGACATTATCGACGCTCAGGGTAGTGATACTCTAGCTAGATTAAGTGTTGCTGCTGTTAGTCGTACTGCTGGAACAATTACAACTACTATTCAATCTGTAACTACTGTTGCTAGTGACTCAATTACTTCAGCTAAGATGGATCCATTATTGCTTAAGTATGTTGCTGTTGCTGTGAGTGCTTCTGCATTTAACGGTATGTATGTAACACCGATTCAATTAGTTGCTGCTGGTGGTGCTGATACATTATTAGTTCTTGATAGAGTTCAACTATTAGAAACATATAATACTGCTGCTTATGCTTCAGGTGGTGCCGTTTCTGTTCAGTATGATTCAACTGCTAATGGTGCTGGGGTTATAGCGTCTACTACTTTAGCTGCTGCTACTTTCCAAGGCACAGTAAGTGAAGCTTTTGCTTTAAATGCTGGTGTTGTTGACCAACCTTTCTCTACTGCTGTTAATAAAGGTCTGTATTTGTCTAACATTACAGGTGCTTTTACTACTGGGGATAGTGCTATGGTTGCGCATGTTTGGTATAAAGAAATTCCTAGCGTTTAATTGGTATTTCGAATTAGCACCTGCTTATGTGGGTGCTTTTTTATAGGGGTGTTGCATGAATTCTTTAGCTTCAAAAACAAGAATAATCAGTTTAGCTATAGGATTGATGGGTCATAAACCTATACAGTCATTAGAGAACGCTGATGATTTAGTAGTAAGTGCAGAACAAGCATTTGATTTATTATTACCTTCAGTACTATCTAAAATACCTTGGCGTTTTGCTACGCAGATTGCCCAGTTAAGTAAATTAAATATCCCACCAGTTTCTAAGGCTTGGAGTTATGTTTATTCATTGCCTGCTGGATGGTTAAAAACTATAAGAATGCATCCTCAGACTTACGCTTGGGACATATACGAGAATAAGCAGATGTACACAAATTTCAATGGTGAATGGTATATGGAATATGTATTTCAGCCAGACACACAATTGTTACCTGAAAGTTTTGTTGAATATTTTATATATGAGATCGCATGTTTTCTAGCGTTAAGCTCAGCACAAAGCACAGGTTACTATCAGATTTTAGAAGCTAAAAGGATTCAACTACAGGCATTTGCAAGTGCTTCTGACGCACAGAACCGACCACAAGGTTCACAAATTCTGTTCCCAGTATTAGCAAATAGAAACATAGCTACTTCAGAATATTCCTTTAATTAAAGGTGAGTCATGGCAATAACTTATTGGACACAAGACGTATTTTCGCAGGGTGAGTTATCGCCGTTAATGTATTCACGAGTTACAGTAACTCAATATTTTAATTCGATGAAGACCGCCAAAAACGTTTTTACTATCCCTCAAGGCGGAGCGACTAAAAGATTTGGTACGAAGTTTCTGAATCAGATCTTAGGTGAGACTGATTACAAAAATACTTTTTTTAAGTCTTGGCAATATTTAGATGAATGTACTTATATTGTTGTAGCACTGCCAGGATGTTTTGATTATTATCTTGAGGGAACACTTCAAGAAAGATTACCTGTTGTATTAGAAGCTGATGAGATTAGAGTATTTGATTATACAGTTTTAGATGCTCGCTTTAGAGTAACAACTGGATTGAGAAAGCCATTTGATATGGTTAGAACTAATTTTGATGCTAAGACTGTTAATGGTTTTACTGCAAGTACATTAACTGTTACTACTTCAGTTCTTGTTGTGGGCCGTGTTGCACCAATTGTATTTACTGGTGGTGTTGCGCCTCTTAGTGTGCCAGTTATAGTATTAGGAACTCAGTATTTTTCACGAGTAATAACGACAAATTCTTTTGCTGTATATGCCACCGCAGCAGATGCTAATGCTGATGTAAATAGAAACGCAATTACTAATGCTGGTACAACTGTTACAGCCACATTTGACTACACAGGAATAATATTAGGTTTTGCTCCTACTACTTTAACAATAGATTGTGAAATGTTGACGGTTGATGATGTTTCAGCAGTAACTTTTTTAACTCCTGTACCTACTTCATCGCCACAAATCAGATTATTAATAACTTATTTTTCAAGAGCTATAACATCTTCCTCAGTTGCAATTTATTTAACTGCTGAAGAAGCTGTTGCTGATGTTAATAGATATGATATTTCTGCTATAGGTGCTGTAGGTAAAATTGTATTTCAAAACAAATTCACATTAACAGACGTAGTATTTAGAAATGTACCAGTGTTTGATTTTGGTGAGGTTAATTATGATGGTCATAGCTTTAAACTAAGTGCTGCTACTGGTACTGCAACATTAACTTCTTCAGTTGTGGCAGGTTTTTTTGATAACTCCTACATTGGCGGTTCTTATGTTGGTAATGGCGGAGTAGGTAGAATTATATCTGTTGGCTCTGCAACTGTTTTAACTTTGTCGGTTCTAACTACATTTACAGATATTGCTATTCAATCAGGTAAGAATGTTGTGGTAACTAAACCTGCTTGGAGTGATGAAACTGCTGGTGTCGCTGGTTCAGCTAAAGGATGGCCAAAAAAATGCTCTTCATATCAATCAAGAGCTATTTTTGCGTCAACTGAGTTATTACCTAATGGAGTTTGGTTATCTGTTATTAATAACTATGCAGATTTTAATGATTTAGAAACAGATGATGATTCTGCTATTAGTTGGTATCCAACAAGTAATAATGTGAATGTTATTAAGTTTATTGTGCCTTACAGGTCACTAACAATTCACACTAATAGCGGTATTTATTCAACTCCTTTACTTCAAGATTCAGCGATAACACCTAAGAATTTTAGTTTGACTTTGCAAGATTCCACACCAGCCACAGTAGTTTCACCGCGTGCTATTGATAATCAGATTATTATTTTATCGGGTAACGATGCTCATACTATGACTTATGATGGTATGAATAATGCTTATACGTCTAATTTAATCTCGGTAGTTAATGAGCAAGTAATAAGAGATCCTATTGATGAGTCAGAGTTCAGAGATTTAAGTCAAGCTGGTTCTCGATATATGTTTGTAGTTAATAAAAGCGGAAGCTTAGCTATATACCAAACCATTATTGAGGAAAAAATTTCAGGTTGGACTACTTCAGTTTTAGAGCAATCATATGGCACAGCAAAATTTAGAGCTGTAACAAGTAATTTTGATGGTCGCTTATGGTTTATGAATGAAAGAGAACTGGCTTCTGCATCGGCTACTATTGCTATAACAGCTTTTAGTGGTAATGAAATGACTGCCACTGCTAGTAACTTTGAAGTTCAAACTGTCACAGCATTAAAATTTACAGTTGTTGGAGCTGCCTTTATTACAACACCTCAAATTACAACTAGTGTTTATTATTGGACTGTAGGTATAGATGCAAATACTTTTATAGCATATCTAACTCAAGCAGATGCGATAGCCTCAACTAATCCAATAGCTATTGAAGCTACTGCTACAATTGGCGGAACTACAGTTGAGCCTTGGCCATTAGTAACAAGACTTGAAGTTGAAGAGTTAGCAAGCAGTGGTGTAGTTGATGGAGCTGGAAATTATTCAGGTGCTTTAACAAGCACATTAACAAGTGCTGCTAGATTCAATGCTCAAGAAGTTAAGATTCAAGGCAAAGTAACTGGCCTAGAAGATAATGGTTATGGATTTGAAGCTATTGGTTTTGGTGATGAAATTCAGGTGGTGGCTCACGGCCTACCAGTTGATATAACTCAAGCTGAATATGGCTTTCCTATAGAAACTATTATTGAGCCAATGCCTTTAAGTATTTCAATGGGCAAGCAAATACAATCTAGTAATTTAGCTAAGCCTAAGCATATTAAGTACGCTTCATTTATGGTGAATGAGACTATAGGTGGTACTGTTAATAATGTGCCGATAGCAGTAAATAAATTTAATCAAGTTGGTTTTGGTGTTCCACCTACACCGATGACTGGCTTCTTTGAGTTTTCTGTAGCAAAAGGATGGGATGATTTCAATAATCCTACATTTACAATCAAGCACAATGAGCCATTTAACTTTAGGTTGCTTGGTATTTTCTATACTTTGGAGATCTAGTTATGGCAGCAGCAGCAGCAATGGTAGCAATTCAGATAGCCGGTACTATGATGAGTGTTTTTAAAGGCGCTAATCAGAGAAGCATAATGGAAGCCGGAAGAGCAGTTGAGCATGACCAACTACTTACTAACTTACAGATGTTAAACGCACAGTCCGCTCAGGAATCATTAGCAGAGATGAAACAGTTGCGTGAAAATATTGGCTCTCAGATTGCTATACAAGCAGCTAGAGGCACAGCAAGTGGCGCAGGTAGTGCCGCTTCATTACAAGCACGCTCTAAAGGTAAGTTTGGTGAGGACGAACAGTCAAGACGACTTAATTTATTAGCTAAACAATCAGCTCTTAAAGCAGCGGATTCTATGTCAGGCTTTAATACTTTAGCTGGTGAGACTAAGTTAGGCCAAGCTGTATCTGAAAAGATCTTTAATACGATCGGAACTAAATCAACCACTGACTACTTTTTTGGTGGCGCAAAGAAGGAAAGTAAGTAATGGCTGATAAATTACCTGAATTTGAAAATCAAGTTAAGTTACAACCAACTTTATTACCTCAAGGTATTGGTCAGGCAGCCGCAAAATTTGCTGCTTCTAATACCTTTCTTGGAGATTTAGGGGCTAAGATAGCTCAAACTTCCTCAAATGCAATTAATACTCAAATGGGTTATGAAGCTGGGCTTAATCCTGATGGCTCAAATTTCATACCTATTACTGATGCTGATAAAGTTTGGAAGGAGTCCTATGATTCAGCTTCTTCAATGAAGCTAAGTTCTGATTTTCAACAATTATCTTTAAAAGCTCAGGCTGAA